TATATCAAAGTATCATTTAAGTGAGACTGCAGGTTTTCCTTTTGATAAGGATACCAAGAAGATGCACAGAAGAGATTATGTTGTACCTGTTACACTGAAGTCAAATGTAATTGCGCTTCATCAGATGCTTTTCGGAAAGATTCCGGGATATACATATACACCAAGTGAGGAACTGACAAAGATAAGCAACAAGATAATCAAGGACTCGGGACTTGGTGCCGACAAAGAGGATACAGATGTAAATGTGGATACCGATTTGGAAGGTGCTATCGGAATATCTCCGCATAAAGATGACGGAGAAACCAAAGAAGGCGAACATATAGAAGACGAGAGTAAGGAAGACGAATCGGGTGATGAAACGCGGCAAGATGAGAGCAGCGATGAAACCGGTTTGGAAAGTCAGAGTGAAACAGGTAGTGAATGAAGGAGAGATAAGAGTGGATATAAATATTTTAGTGGTAACTGGCAGGCATACGTTGAGTACGATGTTAAAACCAAAAGCCAGGACCGGGTCAGCAATTTAACGACTGCCACGGTCGATGTATATATCGGGAATGACCCAGGTGGATATGAAATCGACTTCCCGAACACTTACGGGGCCTATTTTAACGTAAGAATGGCCGGTATTACTAAGTGGCTGTATATCGGTTCACTATATATCGCCGGTAGTAAGAAGTATTTAGGTTCTTTAGAATTCACGTTCCCGAATGACGATGACGGGGCTGCCACTCGTAATGTCGAAGTGTGGAGTGTAGATACAGAAGGCATCGCTTATGGTGAATGGGTCCTTGGGTCAGTATCTGCCAGCACGAGCATTGATTTCCCTAAAATTCCACGAATGTCACATATCGCAAGCGTGAGCGGTGGCCGCCGCTTAGGTAGTGAAGTGACTGTTACGTTGGATAAAAAAGTAGAATCATTCACGCACCAGGTATGGTACAAAGTGTGGGGTTCTGATTGGATTGATTTAGGTACTGGCCTAGGTACCACGTTTCGTTTCACGCCTGCTGCAGAACATGCTGCCCGTAATATTAACGCCATGACTGGCACGCTTGATTTATGCATCCGCACTTATGATGGCAACAATCAAATCGGGGCTGATGTGTATAAGTATGGATACGACATCGGGCTACCTGCTGGTACTCAGCCTAAGCTGGCCGGAATTGAGCTAACCGATAAAGCGAAAGCCACAAAGGACATAGTGGGTAAAAATATTTTTGTTCAGACATTTTCAGAAATGGTGTGTAAGTTCCTAGGATTCGAGGGCACTTACGGGTCCACCTTAAAAGGCTATTATGCAGAAGTGGTAGGTCAAAAAAATGTTATCACTAAGGACGGCGCTGCTTTCAATATATTCAAGAATCACGGTAATTTCGAAGTGAGGGCCTATATCACGGACAGTCGTGGTCTGACTTCTAATGTGGTCACTGTTCCAATTCAAGTGCTGCAGTACTTTGCGCCGGTTATTGAGTTTTCAGTGGTCCGAAGCGGTGGCGACCTGCAGACTCTCACGGTCCGCAGAAATATTCGAATCGCTCCACTCATTGTGAATGGTGTTCAGAAAAATACATTGAAGTTAAAATTCCAGGTCAAGCCTGCGAATAGTGGCTACTTCCAGGACAATGCTGGGGGTGGGATTACTTCTTCCACGGTCCATACGTTGACGAATTCAAACGCGGACCTGGTCGGTAAATTCTCAGCGGCATCATCTTGGGAGGTCCATGGTATCATTTCGGATGCATATACTGAAGCTAAGTTCACGGCTCCCATCGTGGGTCCGGAGCGAGTAGTCATGTGTAAGGCTCCTGAAGGCGTGGGAATTAACAAAGTGTGGGAGCGTGGAGCCCTTGATGTGGGTGGCGATATCTACTCAAATGGCGAGCTGGTCCAAGTCGGGAAGCTCACGCAGCCTAATGGTAAATCATTAAAAATTACCGGGTCAGCGAATGATTTCATGAAGACCGGTTTGTATTATTCCCACAATATGGACGACCTGCCGGATGGACTGAATATATATCAAAAGTACGGTTATTTACAAGTGAATACTCATCCGGATGATGCGAGTTTTGCCCTGCAGATTTATATTCCGCATAATACGGACATTATGTTCATGCGGCGTAAAACGAACTATGGCTGGCAGAAGTGGGTTCAGTTCACTCCGAGCGATAGTTCGACCACTCCTAAATGGACCGATGCTGCATTAACAAGTGGCTGGAGGAATACAATCGACTATGGCGCTGTGCAATTCTCGAAGTCAGTTGATGGCACTGTGTACTTCCGTGGAACTGCTAGAGGTGGAAATACCACGCAGGAGACGGTCATCTTTACGCTGCCTAAAGGATACAGACCCGGGGAGCAGTTGTATTTATCTGCGTTGAATAATAGTTACGGTGTAGCCATCTTAAGTATTCGACCTAATGGCGATGTAGTAGTAAAATCGAATGTTGATTCGCAATGGTTAAATTTCGATAATATCAGTTTTAGAATTTAGGAGGTAATGTATGGTCACGATCGATTTAGAAAAATTGAACCGTGTGTCATCCGAGTTCGATACGCAGTTGGAATCGCTGCAGGAAGCGGTGGATGAGCTATACGGTAAAAAAGCGGTGTTAGAATCTCAACTAAAAAATGTGGATTCTAAAATTACAGAAAAAATCAACGAAATGTCAGCTATCCAATTGAGCAAGCTAGACCTTGCTAATGCGGTGGACTGGTTGAAAGAGCACGCAGAGCCTGGCGTGGCTGCTGCCGAAGTGGGGGGAGTCTGAATGATGAAAAAATACAGAGCCATTAACGCACCCGGTGTTTTAATGTGTTAGCTCCCTGGGTTTCTGACGCAGTATTGATTGCGTTAATTGGTGGGACGGTCAGTGTGGTCACTGCGTATATGTCCAACCAAGCAAAAAAGAACGCTGACGATATTCTTCGGGAGCTGTCTAAAATGGCCGGGCGCATCGAAGAAGTGAAAGCGGAAGTTGCGGAATCTAAAAAAGAAATAAAGGAAGTAAAAGGTATCGGATTGGATAATCGCAGCGGTATTAAAAATACACAGCGTTATCGTCTTTATGCCGATATGAAAGCGGAGTTGCAGCGCGGTTATACTACTGTGAGCCATGCTGCAGAAATTGGTAAGCTGTTCGAGTCTTATACCCATTTAGGTGGAAACGGCGAGATTCAGGACTTACATGCATTATATTTAAAATTACCGGTCAAACCGGACTAATCAGAAAAGGGGTTTATTATTATGCCAAATTTATACGATTCATTAATTCAAGGTGTTGTTAGCGTTCTAGCGATTCTCATTACTATCTTATTCACTGGGTTGCGTGGATATCTTCAGACTAAAGTTAGCGCGTTGAAAGCTAAAACTGAAGCTCGCAATTATGAGCTTGCGAAAAATATTACAACTACAGTAGTAGAAGCAGTGGAGCAAATCTTCCGCCATGTGGCCGATGCTGGTGGCAAGGAAAAATTCGAAGCTGCAGAGCGTTTGGTCATTGCTGAGCTAGAAAAAGCGGGCATCACTTTAGATGCGGAATCTCGCAAGGCGTTAATTGAAGCTGCTGTTAATGGCATGAACTCATTGAAAAATATTGAAGGTTAAAAATTCGAAGGGGGCTCTTTGTGGGCCCTTTTCTATTTTGAAAGGAGGAGCGCATGGAAAAAGTAATTAAGAAGCATTTAACTATTTCATCAGCTACCCGTGAAGCTGATAAATTATGGCATGAAATTTACAGTAAGGATAAAGGCACGGCTGCGTTTAAGTTTACCGTGGATGAGTTAACCGCGACCAAAGTTATATGCTTGTTCTATTTCAAAAACACGAAGCGTTATAAAACCATCGAAGCTGCCATTGAGGGCAATACCATTACAGTGCCATTCGATAGTTCTTTAATCGTTGAAAGCGAGCCAGTAATCGGTTATATCTATTTTGAAAAAGTGGAGCAATCGATGGATGTTTACTCGTTTATATTTAACGTGAAAGTGAGCGCGATTGATACAGCCCAGGAGGCTCCACTTGTTGAGCGAGTGACGGGTCGTTTGGTTGATGTCGATAGTATCGTAACGAAGCAAGAACTCGATGAGCTGTTTGCAAAAATCAAAGCGCAAGGTGGGACTTATGATGATACTGGTCTACGGTCTGAAATCCATCAAATCTCAGCCGATGTGGAATCATTAAAATCAAGAACCGATAATGATACGGTGTATGACGATAGCGCTTTGAAGCAGCGCGTGGAAGCCTTGGAAAATAGACCGAGCGTTGATGTGAGTCAGCTCGCTACCAAGGAAGAATTAAGGACCATTTCACTTACTCCCGGACCTAAAGGGGACAGGGGTGAGCCTGGTCAGCCTGGTCAGCCTGGCGAGCGTGGTCCACAGGGTGATGTGGGTCCTAGAGGCTCCGATGGTGTTCCTGGTCCACAGGGTCCAGCTGGTGACCCAGGTCCTAGAGGGGCGGATGGCTTACAAGGTCCAGCAGGCGAAACTGGCCCAAGGGGTGCCGATGGTTTACCTGGTCCAGCCGGTCCTACTGGTCCACAGGGTCCTATCGGGTTGACGGGTCCTAAAGGAGCGGACGGTGTAGGCATTCCACAAAAAATCAGTATTGCTGGTAATGTGGTGACCTTATCGGATGGCGGCGGAAGCATTACACTTCCGAGTGCTGCAGCGGCTCCTAGTGGAACGCCTGGGCAAGTGAACGAGTATGAAATCCACGGCACTGGCATGCCGAATGGGAAGGTAGCGGCTCCGGTCGGGACTACTTATGTGGACACTGCTGTTACAAATGGCGCTCTGAAATGGATTAAAATGAAGGGTAATGATAACCGTGGTTGGGAAGTGCTCATCGGTGATACTGGTTGGCGTACCCTCTCTATTGCATCTAAGCTCGGAGGTTCATATTTAAAAGTTAAACGTCAAAATAACACAGTCACCTATCAGTTCGGGGGGCTCTCATGGGGCTGGTTCGGGATTGTGCGCCGTGGTGGCCCTGGTTACAGCATCCAGCCGTCTGATAAAGAAAGAAATGTATTTATTTTAGGACTGAGCGGTGTTCCAGTGGGATTTCGTTCCGAAGGTTCATTGATTGGTCCTATCTATAACGATAAAGGTGTTCCGTATGGAACTTGGTATTTAGGTGGACTAGGAGACAGTAACATGCTACGCTTCCAATTCACTGACCCAGTTCCGACCGATAGGGACATCGGGGATATCCGTGTAAGTCAAATCATGTATCTAACGAGCGAGCCTTGGCCTGAGCGCTTGCCGTAATTAAAGGAGGAAATATATAAATATGGCTACATTAAAAGAAGTACTTGATTTTTATAAATATCTAGCGAATAACGGGCTAGGTATCGACAACGATGGAGCTTACGGCTACCAATGCGCGGACGTTCCAGCTTACCTGGCTTACCATTATTTTGGTAAGTGGTTATGGGGCAATGCGATTAATTTGTTAGACTCTGCTGCTGCGCAAGGATTCGATGTCGTATATGAGGGGCCTGGGGTCACTGCAAAAGCTGGGGACATTTTCGTCATGGAAGTGCCAGGGTCACCTTATGGCCATACTGGTCTAGTCATCGAGGATTCGGACGGCTATACGTTGAAAACCATTGAGCAAAATATAGACGGGAACTGGGACTTCCTTGAAGTGGGCGGTCCGGCTCGTTATAATACGCGCTCTTATAATGGCATGGTCGGATACATCCGTTTTCCTTACGGGTCAGAAACTCCGGAAGTGAAGGAGGGCTGGGTCAAGGATGACCAGGGCTGGTGGTATCGTAACCAGGACGGGTCTTATCCTAAGAACCAATGGAAGACCATCGGGGGCAATCTGTTCCGCTTCGATGGCAATGGCTACATCTTAGAAAATCAGTGGTTTAAGGACGAAGAGGACGGTCAGTGGTACTGGCTGCGCGAAGGAGGCTATATGGCGACCGGTTGGGTTCGAATCGGGGAGTCATGGTACTTCTTCAACTCTGACGGCTCCATGAAGACCGGCTGGGTTTCTTACTTCGACAAATGGTACTATCTCAAGGAATCCAATGGGGCAATGGTATCTGAAGAAGTGCGCAATGTGGACGGGTCCTGGTATTACTTCGATAAAAACGGCGAAATGCTAAACAAAGCAGCCGTGTATGTCGATGATTCAGGTCGTATGCATTTTAAATAAAAAAACGTGTGGGTCGCTCCAAGTGGGCGACCCCCTTTTTTTATGCTCTCATTTCATGCTGTGTGACCGCTGCGAGATTTTACCGGGTCGGGAATGTGTTTATATGTCCAGGGTCCTATCGAGCAAATAGGTCCGTTTTTGGACCAATTATCCATACATATTATAGAAGCAAAAAAAT